ATCTGCTCCAATTTCTATCTCAGCTGCTACGCCTGATCTACGCTGGAATCGTTGCGCCGCCCTGTCTGCCCTCTCAAACGCCCTTTCCATTGCAGTGAGATTCCTGGTCACACTCGACGTTCCAGAACCGGTATTATCGACCACATTAACAGGAATCTCTATCCTTATCGTTTCTGCCAAGCATCTCACCTCTTTTCATTTTTCTTGATATTTTCTTCAATCCATACCTCCGTAGAGGCAAAAAGAAAGGCTCTGACCCCTGCTGGCAAGGCCATTACCTCATCCGGCCGGATGCCCTGCCTTTGGAATATCCAGTGCAACAGGGCTGATTTGTAGCCGGACCTTATAAGTTTTTTGCTGTTTCAACCTTTGCTTCTTCTGTATCGTAGCCTGAAAGCTCGTCCAGAACAGTTAATACGTTCTCTTTTTCTCCCGGAAGCAGCACCGCATCAATGACATCCAGAGCATTAATAATGTGTTTTCCTCTCCGTCTTAATGCTTCCTGAACCTGTTTGTTATCCCACAGTTTTTCCTGATCCTCTGCAATTGTCGCATTGTAAATCATAGAACTGCGGAGTTTCGCATTGTCTACTCCTTCAGCTACCTTTGTGCCAGTTCTCTTATTCTTTACATACTTGGTGTACTTTTTACGGATTTCATACAGAGTCTCATCCGGAAGCGAATGAATTGAAAAAGCAAAGTAAGTCTTTCCATTACGGACAATCTCGATCTTCTTTGTTTTGTCTTCTGCATCTTCTGCTGCATTCAAAAGACCCGCCAGATAATCCACTTCATTTGCCGCCATATCAGCTTTTAATGCTTCATCTGCCTCAGCTTCTGTCATATCAATTTCAGTTGTTTTCAGTTCTTCATTTTCGATATTTGCAGTTCTTGCCATGTATTATTTTCCTCCGTTTATAAAATAAGGGCGGCCAGTTTTAGCCACCCTTGTGTTGATCAGATATCAAATTGTCAGTGATGAACGGGGTTCTACTTCCCCGTTGCAGTGCAGATTATAAGATCTTGATAATGTATCTCCTGTACTTACATTCTGCAGATCCTGGTCACCGCTAAAGATACATTCACGATATGTAATGCGTTCCTGGGAGCCATTACGCCCTTCAATAACTCCATCTAAAGTCATAACCGGGCTTTCTCCTTTATTTACCGCACTAACAACATTGTTGAATAATTCGCCATCCAGAACAACGATCTCCGAAATTGTAATCGTGACTCCAATAGTATTGTTTGTTTCCAGTTCTCTGTTCTGTCCTAATGGCTGATATTTGGTATTATTAAAAGATGTTTTCGACTGAAAACTGCTTACCTGCGCAAACGGAACCCCATCTGCATTGTAAAGCATGGCATCTTTACCTGAACGACTATGTCTCGCGTCTGTTGCAGCACTTGTATTTAACATTCACCTTTCCTCCTTTACTCTGCATTGGTACTGAATCTAAACTTATAGAATGAGTAAATATGTTCCGCAGAATCCTTATCAATGATATCAAGGTCAAAATAACAGTTATCTGCGTCTGCAATATAAGTCGTGCTCTCAGTTACTGTTCCTGCTGTTAATTTTTTTTCTTTGATCATGGCATTGATAATTCCCTGAATTTTTCCAATAATAGTGGCTTTTCCATTTTTA